ATATGGCATATTCAGTACACTTTCAAAGTACCCTCGATAATTTATCGTTAATTTTACCTCACCTCTCCCACTATCTCTGTCGATTTTATGATCTATGGTTGTGAGGTCAATGATCAAATTGCTTTCCGAATCACCCAAGGCTCGGACTTTTAATCTGACCCTGGAGTAACTTGGGTCATATTGATTTGGAATAAAACCGGCAGCGGACTTACTAGTTTGTGGAGTTTTTGTTATGGGCAAGGTTATTAGATCCATTAGCTTAACATCGTATTCATTATTCATATCATTGTGATAAATGCCTTGGACTAAATTCTTATCTAGCTGGGATAATCCACTCAATATAAAAGTCATTTCAACTTTTACATCGTTTCTAGCGGTTGAGGGATTTGTTCCGTCAAAGTTTATTCTTATATTCTCTATGTAGTGATATCCGTTTTTGACAGTATTTGTATCTTGTACAATCTCTCTGGTTTTTGTTTCATATGTAGAGGCAACCAAACTTAGGTCAGTGACACCAGCTTGATTAGCATAAAATTGCGCCGAGCTGTTTCTTTCAGCGGGTGTGCCTTTATTGCTCTGCAATATCCTCAAAGCTTTTTTTAGATTTGTTCTATCGCCAGCTTTTTCCTTTAAAGCTTGATCTGAACTTAGGGGTATTTCTATTTCTTTTAGTTCTCCATCTTCATTGCTAAACACCCAAAACAAATGTTTTTTTATCATTTTAGGACCAGAGTCCTTACTAGCCTTAAGTAAGTCTTTTTTTAACCTTTTTGATACAGTGCAAATATTTACCAATTGATTTGGATCAAAATGAGTCGCAGATGGAATAACTGGATAGATTCTATAGTTTTTGTCAGTATCGTCCTGTGCATTTAAATAACTGGTACTTCCCAAGGGGGATTGAGTGGTAGATTCTTGAAAATAATTCTTCATACCAATATTTGAAGAGCCTTGACCAGGCACTGTAAAATTTTGTTCGTGCAATAAAAAAGTAATTAATGCACACTGTTTAAGGGCTAATTTTCTTTCTTCTGTTGACTCCCCCAGAGCCTCTTCCATTAACTCCCCAGCTTCCTCTCGACCTTCAGCCAAGGATCTCTCTAAAGTTGCAAGATCCAAAGATTCGGCGGTTTTTCCAAGCATAGAGTTTAAGTTGTTTGCCACATCCTCAACAACCTGATCGAAACCCAGGGCTATCAGTATTTCTGTTTTTGCCGTATTGTTAAGGATGTCGTCAATAAAATCAGCAACATTAACATCAAGGCTTGCTTGTGTTGGTGTCATAAATGGCGTGAAAGCACTAAGTATATCGGCGGCTTGTTGATTTAATCGCACAGAACCATTTTGAGCAAAGAAGCCATATCCAGCGAGACGGATGTTGTCGCTGGGTTGGGTAGTCATTATTTTAATAAACCTTTCTTTCATTATGCCAAGGTTTTCTGGGTTTTCAAACCACTCCTTGTAGAGTAATTTTGCCGGCTCTGATACAGCTGAGTTATTTTTTCTATGTTTTTCATACCATGGCACTAAAAGTGGTGTGTAAATCTGTTTCTTGAATTGATCCACACCAGAGTAGTCATAAGCTATAATACTGTAACCCCTCTTTACCGGAAGAGAGTTAGCTAAGACTCCAGTGTACCCTGCTGCTGTACCACCACCAGTGGCAGCACCGCCACCGTTTGTACCAAATTCCCAAAATTTTAAATTAGGTACAGAAAGTTCTTGCTTAAGTAACCATGCAACATTGGACAAGGCTCCTGGTTGACTCGAGCGAGAGTGGTCCTTGATCTTAAATTTATTATGAAAATCGCCCCATATCACCCAAGCTCTGGCAAGGTCGTTTGATTGCCCATATGTATCCAAAAAAGCCGAGTCATCCGCCTGTTTCAACAGGACATCGGTTGTAGCAAGGTTGGTGCCTTCAAATCCTTGAAAAATACCGTTTTTTGTAAAGTGGTTGCTGATTGTGGTTGTCACTTCATAGCCTCCTTGATCAACGAGGCATTTTTAGGTATATACACAACATCTCCAATTGAAAAATGACCATCAGTAGGTTTCTTATTCACTAGGGCGATTACCCACCAATTTTCATATGATCCAAAGTAGTTGTTGGCCAATCTAAACAATGTATCTGTTTTTGTCCATATATGTTCTGTTGCAACTTCCACTTCAACCCCTCTTAATTGTGAGAAATCTTTGGTTCTTCTTATTCTCAAAAACTTTACACCTTTCTTTTCAAAGACTTCACTGTAAATCTCTGAGGCCAATATTGCATTTTCATCGTTTTCAAAGCGAGGCATTGTGTTATTCTCCTAATTTTATGGTTTTTCTATTAAATGGAAAAAAATGTTCTTTTCCCGGGTATGTTGCACTAGGTCGATGACTATAGGCACCATTATCGCCCACAGTATCATCAAAATTATAGTTTTTTATTAAATCACCTTCGTTATGATAAAAAGCCATGGTCATCGTAAGTTCTTTTGGATATAACATACCGTCTTCTTCAAAAAAACCTTGATCTAAATTTACACCGAGTTCTAAGTTTTCAAAATAAAGTGGTAATGCATTTTTTTCCATTTTTACATGGTTTGTGTTTGGTGGCTTTGAGTACGTAGATCTGGGCGATTCTATCATAGACGGGATGTAGACGAGAACCTTGTGAAGATTTACATTCTTATCAGAATTTGGTACATGTTCTTCAAAGTCTACCTTGCTTTCGCCGTACTTGTCATCCGATGGGTCGCTTTTAATGACTTGAGAAATGGTATCATCATTAACTCTTCTAAAAAACATTCTCGCTAAATAGCTTAGCTTTCCACAATTCTTTTTTGCCTCTTCAACATTCATTGCTGGTAGTGAAATTTGTAAATCATACTTCAATTCGCCAAAGGTAGCTTGATTTCCAGCCATTAATCCACCGTTTATGTCTAGTGTTTTGGATTCATTTTTGACCAAATCTGTGCGGAGGCTTCTGGAGAAAGAGTCAATAAAAGGCTTAAAAATAACCCACCTCTTCTTCTGTGCTCCGGGGAAGGCATACAAGGGATTTTCGTCTCCAACGACACCATTTGAAATATAGATATAACTATCTTCTCTAGAGCCACTATAATCCAAAGTGTTGATTGTTTTATTGCTAAATCTTGCAACCAATTGAGCGCCATTCTCTTCCTCTATTGTAAACGGGTCTTTAAGCGCACTATCAGCAACCACTTTTACCCCAAAAGGAAAGCCGCCTCTATCTTCGAAGTCATAGTTTCCATCTTCTGCGAATGGTAAAATAACCTTATCGTCTGCAATTAGGGTGTTCTGATCCATACCTAAAGTCAACTTTAACACTATGTTTTTTGGATACAAATATAGACCATCATTTTTTGCACCAGAATCAAACTCAAAATACCCAGCTTCCACATCAGGTTCATAAGTAATGGTTTCTATATAACAAGGTAGTCCAACAGATTGCAGGTTTTCGGAAGACATATTTCTAGTGTTTATTGCAAACCTATCATTGTCTCCGTTAGATATCAAATTTTTTAAGAAAACTTTGAATATTGGTAATGTAGTTTGTGAATCGGCAAGAATATTATCTGGTATACCATCGGTTAAGTTGTCGTTCAAAGGTGCTATCAATTTCTGCAACTCCTCCAATTTAGCAACGTTGTTTTTGGCTTCGTTCACAGAGTGTGCTGGAACGTTTATGGTAATATCATATGTTACCTGGCCAGAATATTCCCTAATTAGAGATGCATCTTTATCTGCCTCTTCAAGTTTATCAACTTCTTTTGTTAAATTTATACTAAATGAATCTAAGAAAGCCTTAAATACAACTGTTCTCTCCAATGGAACCAGCATTATATAAAGTATATTGTCGGTCAAATCAGTTGTATCAGAGCCATGACCCCTGAACACTTCTTTCCCACCGACGACAGTGGGTGCTCTTGGTACCGATGTGATGTCAAATACACCAAATTTCTTAGGTCTTAACGACATTAACCAGCAACTCCGACAACACTTCTAACTTCTGTTCTGACAATGTCGCGAAGCTCTCTGTCTCCGATGAATACTTTCACATTTATATCAGGCATTTTAAAATCAGGCATCTTAACGTCAACAATCAATTTTCCTTCACTTATGTTTTGAATCAAACTCTCAGAACCCATGGCAAAAGAGGTGGCACTTCCATCTTGTCTCATTGCCAAAAATCCATCAATTTTAATATTTGACAACTCCATAACTGCTGATTTAATTTTGCCGAAACCATTTGCTATTCCTGTTGTGTCCAAGTTGGCTATTGCATTTATGTCAAAATTCCCAGGATCATCGCCTGTTGCACCCATGAAGGATCCAATCTTGTCTGCATTACCAGTTACTATCAAAAAGAACCTGCCAACTTTGTCTATCATTTTGTCCAACAATCCCAGTACAACTCTTTGTGGGGACATCATGGTTTTCAGCCCCTCTGATAAAAAGTGAAACACTCTTATGAAAGGTGGGTTAATTTTCATTGAAAATATGTCAAACAGTCCCGTGAACTCGTCAGCCAGATATCCAATCCCCGCAACCAAGGCCATCACCGCAGCAACAATCAATGGCCAACCAAGATAGGTCATAACTCCTGCAAACGTGATTGCTTGAATATTGACCAGAGCCCAACCCAAAGCCACAATAGCGAGACCTTTTGCAAAATACCCCAAGTATGGCGTAATAAACTGCATAAAAGAAGTAATACCCGAAATTACTGGAGACATGGCCAAGAAAACTTGCATAAATGCCAGTTTCAGTCCCTGCATCAAGGGCACAAGCGATTCGGTAGTTTCTTGCAGATCTTTTTGTATGTTAGCAGACTCTTTTTGACCTTGTTGATATTTGGTGTATTCTGCTGTCGACATGTTGAGCAGTCGTTGTGCCTCATCAATGCTGGCTACACCCATCGCTTGGGCAACATATTGTTTTGTAAATTTGTCAAGAGAGTCAAAGTTTCCAACTGAAGCTTGAACTTGTTGTTTGATCATCATTACTCTATCTGCATCATTTGCATTCATCATTTCAAGGGTTGACAAATTAGTTCCAAGAACAGCGTTCAATTGAGCTGCTGAATCGGCAGCGGTGTCAAATTGATCGAATTTTTTTGATATATTAATCAAAGACTGCATCTCGATACCAGTAGCTTTTGCCGCAGCAGCTAAGCTTTTGAATACTTTTACATTGTTTTTACCAAACATTGCTAAACGACCAGAAGCTGCGTTAAATTGCTCTATCATTTTTGTACCACTTATGCCAATAGTCTTACCCATTCTAGCTATCTGAGCGGTCTTGTTAGCTGCTGCTGTTGCTGATAAACCCATTGCTCTTTGCATGTGGTCAATTGACTTAACGGAGGCTGCCGCGCCTACCCCGAGCTTTTCTAACCTAGCAACAGTTAAGCCAACTTCCATATTGGTTCGCTTAGCACTGGGGACAAACGAAGATAAACCTTGAGTTAAAGCCAACAAGGCCTCTTGAGATTCTTTAAATCCAATTCCTGCCATCATCCCAGCATCAGCCATGTGCAGGAGTTCGCCGTTGAATTGATCTCCAAAGCCCGTTGCCGCTCCAAGACCCTTCGACAAGTTGTTAATCTCCAAAGCCATCTTACCCAGCTTGGCAACAACTAATGCAAAAGCAACAGCCATCCCTAGTGCTCTATAAGAAATGTTCTGAACCACATTGGCCAACTTCATTCCTTGTTTTGCAATTTTTGCGCCTTTTGGGCCGCCGATAGTTTCTCCTAGATCCCCTAGGAAACTGGCCATTTGCCTCATGTTCCCTTTTACTTCAAAAACCTTACCAATTACTTTACCAATCGGGCCAAACTTGCCGGCAAATTTTGATATAACTTTTTCAAGCTTATCTGTTTTTTTCATTGCCTCTTCAGTTGTCTCGTTGTATTCTTGCTTACTTTCATTTAACTCATCGAGTAATTTTCGTTCTTTCGCAAATGCACTATCTTTTCTTTTCTCAGCCGCTTTTTCTGCAGCAGCTGTGGCTTCAATAGCTCTTTTGTTTGCTTCTTGTTTCCTATCAATGCCACTGAGTTCTTCTTCAAGTTGAGCTCTTTTTTGTTTTGTTAACTTCTCTTCATTATTATACAAATCCTCTTTAATTGTTTTTCTTCTAGTAGATAACTCAATGGATTCAGCTTGGAGGGTCGCCCTTTTTTCTTGTGCAACCAACATCTTCTCTTCAAATTCAAGCGCTCGAGCTGCTTGCTCTTCAGCTTGTCTGTCTAAGTCAATCTGTCTTTCTTTAGCTCTATTAAAATCTTCTTGTGTTTTTAAAGAGGCCTCAAGTTGTTCTTTGATTTTCTTGTTGATATCTGCTGCATTTGTCGGATCAGGTGGTGCCATGAATAAACCCTCGTTTCTTCAATAAATAGTTCCATAAACAAAATGCTCGGCATGTACCGAGCATCGTTTACTTAGAAGCCTTCTTCATTTCTTCGGCTTCTTTCTTATATTCCTTAATTGTCCTCTCTAGCCACCAAGTTCTGAGTGCAACTGGAAGATTGTATAATTCAAAAAGAGACCATCCGCCGTAATGCTTTAGCGTGAAAAAGGATTCATACACTTGTTCCATGTATTCATCGGTCAGGCCAAAAAAAGTCGGCTCCAAAAGGAACCACCATCACCTCCTCGTGATCACAATGTTTACAGGTGAACTTTTGTTTCATACTAATATCTGGAGATATCAACCTAAAACAATCACGAAGATATTTTGCATCTGTCGCGACCATATTATCACACACATGGTTGACTGTTTTTTGATCTCCATATCCATTGAATGACACAACAAATTTTTTCATTTGCTTAGTAATTATATCATTGGATGCTTCACTTCCCTTACCAGATAAGATGATATCAGCTTCATCTTGCCCAGTAAGAGGTCGAAGAACAACAACAAGACTACTCAAGGGAAGCGTGGTTGTAAAGGTACAGTCGTCGTTCATTTCGATGTCTGCATCCTCCCAATTGTCCCCTGTATACTCTTCATGGTCTGCAAGGTCAAATTGAAATTTGGAAACTTCAGTACACGTTGGACATTGTACTGAAGTTTTATACTCCGCACCATAAGCACTAGCTCTTGCGTGTATAATAATTGCATTTCGATCCCCAATATACAGAGAACGGCCTTTTATATGCTTCTCTTTGATAACATTATCAATCAATCTATCAACAGCTAGACCTTTTTTCAATAAAGACCTGTTGGTTAAAGTATCTTCATCCTTTGCTGTCATATATTTGATTTCAATTGAATCTTCTCCGTGCAAAGGATGACCTTTTGGATATCTACCTCTAGACGGCAAAGAAACAAGTTCGGTTGGAGTCACAAAATCCATCGGGTTCGCCATTGGTGGCGCATCCTCTGATGGTTGTGGTTTATGACCGCCCATCATGCGGTCTTCATTTTTTCTTCGTTTCAATTTTCACCTCGCACCTCTAAATAGTGCGCTCAAATGGAAAGTTGACGGTGTTTTATTAAAAAAACTATTCCTGCTCTGGTCTCTCACCCGGTAAGTTGCCATCGCTTGGAGCTTTATCGGAGATTAGATTTTCTGGATAATGCACCGCCCAATCATAGGATATGTCCAAAGTATACTCAACCAAACCGTCCTCTCCATAGTCAAGTTCTCCCCAAGATATCTTTGTTATAATTGGATTGTGCAACTCCCATGTCTCGGTTGACCTTAGGACACCGGTGTCTGCACCGCTTTTGTCTTTTTTAGTCCCGTCTGGATGGAGTTGGTGTATCTTTATGGGTGCTCCAAAGGCAATTGCCATAGTGGCTGCTTTTTCTGGGCTAGATATTCCTGGTGCTCTACGAGAGATAATGTCATCATTTGAATATGAAGGAGGAGTATATCCAGATGAAACCAACATCTCCCATAATGCCCAAGAAGTCATTCTTTTGTTTGGATTTCCAAACTCTGTGTCAATACTTGGTCGTCTCTGATCTTTATTAAATGAACTCGCATTACCCCAGTGCTTAATATCAACAAACGTGATTGTGATTGGCTCCCACTTAACAATACCGGGATAGTTATAGTAATGATTGATCATTCTGTATTGTTTCGTCTCAACTGTAGCAACTGGCTTTTTGACGCTTTTAACAGAAACCAAACGACCGCCATTGCCCATTTCGACAATAAAGCGGTTTTTACGTTTAGCTGAGAAAGACCCGGAGACCATTGGTTGACCGAACCAAGTCATTTAAACCCCCTTAACCTTCAAAGTATAGAGAAGAGCCATCAGTTACATTACTAAGTTCAGCCCAATCATAAGTAAGTGTTAGGCCAAGTTCTGTAAGACCATCGTCTCCATAATCCAAATCGCCAAAGCTAATTTTGCTGATAAATGGGTTGTGAAGATCCCATCTTTCAACAACGGCACCGTTGCCATCAAGTTGGTAGATGTGAACCTTTTGAAGACCTTCAACGGCTTTACCTTTTGAGATCGTCTTAAGATCATTTGTGTCTCTAGGAAACTCATAGCCAGCCAATTCAACGATTCTAAGAAGCGAAGTTGCAGCATCATTATCTCCACCTGGGTCGACCAATGTAACCTCAATGTCATCCCAACTTACACTACCAGGAAACTTAAAGGTGTGTCCCAAATATTTGTGTTCGGTGTCAGCAGAAACGTTAATCGTTGGCTTACCACAGGTTTTGGCGTACCATACGCCGGCAGCTCCACCACCGAGGTCTTTAATTTCAATTTTAAACCTAAACTTTCTTTTCGGATCCGATTTTCCGGAATCCATTCCTTGTCCCCAAAATGCCATGTTATTAATCTCCTATTTACTGTAATTAGTGGCTTATACGAAATCCGCACCAGTTCTAGTGATAACAAAGTCAACAACAATGTATTCAATAGCACGAGCAGGCTTGATAAAAATCTTCGCATACATGGTGTTGCGATCAATAAGATCGGCAGTAGTTGTTGTTTCATCCAAAATCAGTCTGTAATCAGTTATACCAAATCTTGCTTGAGTATCCGAAAGCAAAGGATTAACTTGTGCCTTGAAACGGTTCCAAGTCGACTCAACATTTTGATCAAACAGCAAGTTGCGAGCAACAGCAGAAACTTCTGACTTCAAGTAAAGTAGCAATCGACGAACGTTAATTCGATCAAGAGCAGATGCATCAGCTTGAAGGGTCTTTTGTCCAAAGATTACAACTCCTTCAGCAGGGAATGTTGCAATTGGATTGATGTTAACTTCATACAAAGCATCTCTGTCTGCAGAATCAAGTCGTTGTCTTGCCTGAAGAACGCGAGGTCCGCGAGATCCACCAAGAGAACCAAGTCCTCCACGATTAAATCCAGCAGGAGCAAACCAAAGCTCAGATTGTGCTTGAGACTTACCAATTGCTCCAAGCGCTGCTACTGATGGCGGAAGCCAAACTAGCTGGGAACCATTCAAATTATCTGATACTTGAACCCATGGATAGAAAGCGCAAGCATAAGAAGAATTAAGGTTTCTTTGTTTAATATTGCTAACTGCTGTGGATACTTCCCCAACCTTACCTAGGTCGGTATCTCCATCCAACCTTTCGGCAGTTGGTAGATAGTCTCCTTCGAGATCAATGATTGCAAGACAATCTTTTCTACTCTCAGCAATAGAGATTAGTCTATTTGTGATAGATGGCTCTCGAATACCTGGTATCAGAAGAAGATTGGCAGGTACAATTTCTGGATCCTTCACTGCATCCAAAGCTTTATTCAGTGTATAGTGAATGTGGTCGTTTTTATCGTTTCTTGTCGAACTGATCAATCCATCTCGGAGAGGTTCTTTTTCAGTAATATCAAATCCTTCTGAACCACCAAATAATGGCATCAAGAATTGACGAATATTTTTGTCAAGAAGAGCTCCAAAATCATTGTCCTTACTGTATGAGTTTGTTCCACCAGTTCCGTCATAAGCTCCTGAGGTGTAGCTTACAATATTGTTTGTAGTATCCACGATAATATCATCCAATGAAAACACAATTGAGTGTTCAAAATCAGAAGCAGGGACAAAAGAGCTGTATCCTGTAGGCAATCTTCTCAGATAGTCTACATAGTCAGGGTCATGCAAAGTTGATGCTGTACTGATTTTTGGACGAATTCCATAGTATGCACGATAAGGATCTGGTGCTCCTCCATCAGTTCCGTTAACACGCAATGGTAGTGATGGGAAGTTGAAGGATGCAGTATAATCGGTTGGACCAGCAACAAAGTTATTTGCATCTCCACCAGTTTCCGGAACATCGTCGTTTCCTCTTACAAATGCACCGGCAAAATCGTCCGTATCAGTTCCACCAGTGAAGTCTTGGTTGTCATCATCAGCAACACCTTGATTTGTAAATGCTCCTGTCGACGCATTGGCAAATTTTAGTTTGGCACCATTACCAGAAAATCCAGCAGTTGTTACTTCTGCAGTTACTGTATCGGTTGAAACTGTAGCATCAAATCCAGAAACCGATTCCAATTCAACTTCAAGATTCGTAGCGGTGTTATTGTTTGCTGTACCAGCTGTTCGGTGTCCGTCAACAAAGAAGTCAACATTAGCTGTTTTGGTTGTTTCAGTCCCCTGAAAGGTCTCTAGAGTTACAGTTGTCGCACCAGTACTATCCCCTGCTGTAAAGGTTTGAGTTGCACCACCAGCAGTTGTTCCTAATCCACCGTCAGCAATGGTTAGTTTAACTATTGTAGTGGCACTAGCCCAAGCCCCACCATAAGCACCAAGATTGGCTCCTACAGATCCTTGAGATCCACGGAGTTGGATTTTAACACCTTGAGTCGCAGCAATACTTGCTTCAAATACAGAACCAAGGTCTCCACCATTTGTAGGATTGGCAATATATTGGGCATTCGAACCATATTTAACGGCCTCTGACCATGATCGACCACCACCAGTTACAAGCACTTGATCTTGAATACCCATAAGGGCATTAATAATCATCTGAGCCACATTGGCCCTGGAGGCATAGTCTCCACCGG